GATGTCATAGGGACTCATCATCGGAACCCAGTTCGAACGCGTCGAGCAGAGGATCGCTTTCGCCCCTCCCTGTAAGCACGACAGCGCGACCTGGTTCGAGGAGGTCCGTCTCCGAGGACCGTCGAGCATCCCGGCGTAACAAGAGCCGAAGCTGACGACGCTTCCTCGCAGATCACACCTACGCAGAAGCGAAGCCGCCAACGCCTTCGGGTAATCGTCGGCTGGTGCCGCTTCGTCCCTCCCGAAGAGGTAGGACCATGAAGGAGGTGCTGCGGCTCCGTGAAGCAGTATGTGGAGACGACGACATCCGGAGACTCGTTTCATGTCAATCGCAGGAGAGAACGCCTCTGGCGGCGAGAGGAATGGCCTCCGCGCGCCCCTCCCCGCGGCAAGACAACCATGTACGAAGCCAGCCGCCCCTTCGAACTCGGCGGCGGCCTCCTCAAACAGCCCGCTGCCGGCTGTCGAATCAGAGGCTAGTCCCATGAGCATCTGAGCGAAATCCGAGGCGTTCCCGGAACCATAATCGGGAATGCGTCCTATGACCCTGGGAGGAACGTACTCCTCCTCAACCACCCCGGGAGCGCCGCCATAGGGCGCATCGGTCGGGATCTCGTCGTCGTCATCCCTAAGGAGAAGGGCTGTCGGGTTCTTCCGAAAGAACGGCGGAATCCAGTCATACCCGCCCACCAAGCAGAGTGGTTCCGAAATGGGCTGTCGAGAGACACGCATCTGGATCTGCTCCGGCGATAGACTCGACGTGTCCACTACAGAGCCGAGCCCGGCGACGGCGCGGAGAACCCTCCTCGATGCCGAGCCGTACTTCTGCCTCAGCATCGTGACCGGTACAGCTAGCAGCACGCCGCCCCCTCCCACGGATTCCACAGGGACTGTGAAGCCCCTCGGCAGTCTAGTGCCACGACTGGGGGCCGTTCAAGCCAAGAAACCGTGGAACTAGCGAAACGGAATCGGGGAGCACTGGCGCACCCGCGTTGCACGAGCTTCACTCCTTCCCCACGGGTTAGGAACCGCCGTTCGGTTCCAAAGCCTCACTCGTTGTTCGGACCACGACGGGGCTCGGCTTGGCGATCGAAGCTCGCGCTCGGAAGCGGGCTCTGCCTTTCCGACCGCCTCTAGTAGCAGGATTCGCTCCTGGATGTCCGGTGCCAGAAGCGTCAGATCCAGTAGCTGCGACACCCGCGCTCTCGTCAGCCCCAGCAGCCGCGCCGCCTCCGCCTGGTCCCTGACCTCCCCCGCCTCGATCGCCTTCTGAATCCGGTGCGCGAGCGCCAGCTGGAGCGCGACCTTCGCCGGACGTATCGCGGGCTCCTTCGGTTGCTCCGCTACGAACCGCTTCTCCTTCCCCCTTCGGACCCGGAAGAGCTGCCCCACAACGACCGTCGTGCCGCGGATCGGCTCCACCCCGGCGGTCGGCAGATCCCTCACACCGCCACCGCGCAGGGAGGCTCGGCCGTCGTCGCGTCCGTCAAGTCCGTGATGAAGACCTTCACCTCGTTGGCGGGCTCGTTCACCTCGACATTCCGGACGACCGCCCGGAGGAGCCGGACCCGGTTCTCCGGCGTCAGGACGTCCCAGATGGCGTCGAAGTCGGCCAGGCACCTCCCGACCCATCCCGCGTCGACCTCCAGGACGTCGAGATTCGCGATCTCCTGCTCCACCGCCCCAAGCCGGGACTGGAGGCGTTCGAGCTGCTCCCCGACCTCCGTCAGCCGAGCCTCGACAAACTGCCGGGCTACCCCGGGGACCTCGGCGATCGTCTCGACCAGGCGCTTTCCCTCGGACGAGAGGGTGGCGATCTCGACGGGGAGGCCCTTCCTCTCCGTCAGGAGATCCCGCTTCCGGCCCTCGAACTGGACCCGCACCCGCCGGGTCACCTCCTCGGCCAGGTCCTCGCCGCGAGTCGCCTCCCGGAGGCGCTCGATCACGTGCGACTCGATGGCGTCGGCCGGAAGGGGAGCCGACGGGCAGGCGTCCCGCCCCTCCTTCTCCCTCCGAACGCACCGGTAGTAGCGGTACTCGTTCTTCCCCTTCCGGGTCGACGCCGTCGTGAACGCCGAGCGGCAACAGCCGCAGCGGAGAATCCCCCGGAGGAAGTAGTCGGGGTTCCGGACCGTCCCCTTCCAGGTTCGTTCCCCGGCGTTCAGGAGGGCCTGGACCCGCTCGAAGGTCACCCGGTCGACCAGGGCCTCGTGCTCCCCCTCGTGGAGCCCCTCGGGCGAGCGCATCAGGCCGGCGTAGACGGGGTTCCGGAGGGTCCGGAGTACGTCTCCCTTGGCCCAGGGGCGGGATTCTCGGAGGCGGCCCTTCTGCGAGCTGTGCCTCTTCGTGGAGCGGTGGCGCTCGTTGAGGAGCCGGACGACCGAGAGGAGGGATCGCTCCTCAAGATAGAGGCGGAAGACCTCCCGGACGACGACGGCCTCGAGTTCCTGGACGTGGAGGTGCTTGTCCTGGACGGTGTAGCCGAGGGGGACCGGGCCGCCGGTCCACTTCCCCTTCTTCCGGGCGGCCGCCATCTTGTCCCGGGTCCGCTCCCCGATCATCTCCCGCTCGAACTCGGCGAAGCTCATGAGCATGTTCAGGGTCAGGCGGCCCATGGCGTCGGCGGTGGAGAAGTTCTGGGTGACGGAGACGAAGGACGCTCCCGCCTTCCCGAAGCGCTCCATGACCCGAGCGAAGTCGAGGAGCGACCGGCTGAGGCGGTCGACCTTGTAGACGACGACTACGTCGACCCGCCCGGCCTCGGCGTCGACCAGGAGCCTCTGGAAGGCCGGGCGCTCGATGTTCGCGCCGGTGAATCCGCCGTCGTCGTAGCGCTCGGCCACGAGGGTCCAGCCCGGCTGTCGCCGAATGTAGGCCTCGCACGCCTCCCGCTGGGCGTCCAGGGAGCTGAACTCCTGCTCGAGGCCCGCCGTCGTCGACTTCCTGGTGTAGACGGCGCAGCGGCGGGCCTCGGCAGAAATGGCGGGACGCCTCCGGAGAGTCATGCCTTGGCGGACCCCTCAGCGTCCCGGGTGCTCCCCTTCCGACCGAGGAAGAAGAGGAAGCCGTTCCAGGAGGTGCCGGTGATCTCCCGGGCGATCTTGGACAGGGAGCGGTAGGGCTTGCCCTTGTACTCGAAGCCCTTGTCGAGGACGGTGACCCGGTGTTCGGTCTTCCCGTGGCGGCGAGTCAGGACGGTGCCGGGGGCGGGGAGCCTCGGGTCGCGCTCCGGCTCCGCTGCCGTCGGCTCGGGCTTGCGCCGGGAGGCCGCGGGCGTCGCCCCGGGTCCCAGCGGGGGGAGAGACTCCTGAAGCTCCTCGATCCGGGCCAGGGCCCGGGCGGAGAGGCCGCCCTCGGCAAGCTCCTGGATCTTGAAAGCGAGTCGCTTCAGGAGGTACTTCTTGTTCCGGGTGCGGCAGGGGGTGCCGAAGAGCTCCTCGTACTTCCGGGCGAGGCCGGAAACGGGAAGGTCGGCGAGGGCCGCGAGTTCGGCCGCCGTCTTCGCCACGGTGGCGGCGTCGGGGCCTCGTGTGGGCTTGGGGCTACCCATGTTCGTCCTCCTTGGCCGGGGGCTTCTGGGCGCCCCTAGCGCCGGACATAGACGCTCTGTGTGGCGGGGATAGCAAGGCGTAAGAGCGGGGCGGTTCTGCGACGGAAACGCCGGACGACTCCGGGCGCCAGCCCTCCTGAAGGAGCCTGAGGACCGCGGTGGCGAGGAGGTCGGCGGGCGCGATGCCGCCCTCGGCCTTGGCCGCCTGATCGCGTTTTTGGGCTGGCCTCCCTGTCGTATCCACGGCGTCTACGGCGCTCCTCACCTTCAGAACGCCGAACTCACCCGGTCAGTGGGACAGGTGACCACTTCCTTGCCGCGATGCTGGGAATGGGACACCATTCGGCCTAGCCGAACCCCAAGACTCTGGGCAGCTCGTGACTTCTGGGAGGCCTCGTGGGGCACGTCCGCCTTGGTCAGCTCCCTCGGACTCGACGATGGAACCAGGTCGTTGCCCTGCTGCTGGCCGGTGACGACACGGCGACGATCGCCAGGGCGACTCTCAATGCCGCGGAGGAGGAGTTCGCGCAGGCTTCTCGGGACGAGGGTGTCGGGCGAACCGCCTGGCTACTGACGCAGCTGCCCCTCGCCGCCCGTGACCCGAACTACCTGAGGCGGCTCACGGAACTCGGGCTCGACGTCACGGCCGCTCCGAGTGTCACGGAGCTGCTCGGCGCTTTCAGCGACGCAGTCGATCGACACATGCTGAGGACCGGTAGGCGGACCGACCTCGGCGAGATGGCGCAGATGGCGGCGGCCGAGACCCTCGCGTCGGTCCTCACCGCTCGGACGCAGAGTCTGTTCGGTTCGACTTCGGAAGATGTTCGATCCGAACTCGCCGCGCTCGGGACGAAGACCGAGTTCAGCGGTCTAGCGCGGGACTTCTTCTCGAATCTCACCCGCCGGTACCTCGACTTCTTCCTCAGCCGCGAACTCTCGAATCACGTCGGCGGGAACCGACGGTTCGCGAACACCGATGCCCACTCGGCCTTCAACAAGGCCCTGGATCTTCACTGCCAGCAGGCTTCGAAGATCGTTGAGGACTTCGCCGGAGGGTGGTTCTCGAAAGCGAACTGGGAGGGAGGGATAAGCCCAGCGAAGGCCAGGGCCTTCACATGGACCGCCCTCAAGAAGCTTCACGCCGAACTTAGGAAGGGCGCTGTCGCCGCGTGAAGCAGAGCTGGTGCCAGATCCACTGCGGTCAGAGCGTCGGCGGACGGGCAGGATCTGGTGCTGCGCTGAGTCTGGACCTGAACGGGACCAGCCCAACGACCCGGCTGAGAATCAGTGACCTTAGCAGCTGGATGGTTCAGGACATCCCGGACGTTCTCGTCGATCTGCTCGAGATCGCGACCTACGTGTTCGCCGCCGATCAGTCCCTCTGGCGAGGTAGCGAGTTCGACACAGGCGAGCGCTGGCGCCGCCAGATGGAGTTCAGGATTCCCGTCCGGCTCCCCGAAATCTGGTCGAGGACGGCTGTTCGAGAAGCGCTCGTCGAAACGTTGTCGTTCCTCACGGACGACGACTACCGCTTCCAGTTCACAAAGCAGCGCCAGCCCGTCCCGGTACAGGGCTATCTCGAGCTCGCCGAAGCCGAGCCGAAGATGCGCTTCGATCAAGTACAGCTCTTCTCTGGCGGGGTCGACTCGCTCGCGGGCGCCATCCAGGCCGCGATCCACGAAGAGAAGAGCGTCATGCTCGTGGGCCATCGCTCAGCAGCGAAGCGGGTGCCAGCGACAGCCGCTCTCTACGACCGACTTAGGCTAGCAGCGCCGTCACGAGTTCACCGCGTCTCCGTCTGGGCGACTACTTTGCGCGGGACGAGCCGCGAGTACACACAGCGAAGCCGGTCGTTCCTCTACGCTTCACTCGCTGCGACGGTTGCTTCCGTACTCGGCCTCGACTCGATCGCCTTCTACGAGAACGGCGTGACGAGCATGAACCTGCCCATCAGCCCGCAGGTCGTCGGGGCGCGCGCGACGCGCACAACTCATCCGCAGACCCTTCGCGGGTTCGAGAGGATTTTCAGCGCCGTCTTCGGGAAGCCATTCACCGTTCGCTCCCCTTTCTTCTGGAAGACGAAGGCGGACGTCATGAAGCTCGTCGTGAGCCACGACACTGAACTCCTGCCGCTTTCGATCAGCTGCAGTCGGACGATCGCCGCCACTGTCGACCACCCTCACTGCGGTACGTGCTCGCAGTGCGTAGACAGGCGGCTCGCTGCACTGGCGCTACATCTCGGGGACGACGCCGATCCCGGCTGGCAGTACAAAGTCGACGTTCTGACCGGGGCGCTGGAGCCGGGCGAGGACCGGACGATGGCGGAGTCGTTCGTGCAGCGAGCCCGCATGATCAGCTCCGCGACGGACGGGGAGTTCTTCGCGCGTTTCCCGGAGGCGTCGAGGATCCTCAACCACACGGACCTGCCGTCGAACGAGGCCGCGACGCGTCTATTGGACCTTCATCGGCGTCACGCAGGGGAGGTACGCGAGGCGCTGTCCGAGGGCATAAAGTCAAACGCGGGGGCATTGGAGTCCGGCAGTCTGCCCGACAGCTGCCTGCTCGCGCTGACACTGCCTGAGAAATACAAAGCGCGGGCACCCGAGACGGGCGGGACTCACGCGCCCGATCGGCCGTCGCTCGTCTACGAGGGAGCAACGTGGCGGATCTGGTTCGCGAGCGAGAGCGCCACGATCAAGGACTCGCAGGGAGTGAAATACCTCGTTCGCCTGTTGACGAACCCCGGCCAGCAGTTCAGCTCCCTGGATCTGGCTGGACTGCTCACCGGTGGAGTGCCCGACGGGATCTCGGCCGCAGCCGTCGAACTCACCGATCGGGGTTCCATCGTCGAGTACCGACGACGAGCCGAAGAACTGCCCGAGGAGATCTCGAGTGCCGAGTCTCAAGGCGATCCGGAACGTCTTCTCGAGTTGAAGGAAGAGCTCCGAGCGATCCGGGCACACCTCTCCAAGACCACCCGCCTTGGCGGCAAGCCGCGGCGAGCGCCTGACGCCGCGGAACGAGCTCGGAAGGCCGTACGGATCGCGATTGAGCGGGTGATTCAGGAGATCGAGCAGCGGAACCTCCACTCGCTCGGGCGACACCTCAGGAGCTGCCTGACCAGAGGTCACGCCTGCATCTACCGGCCCGTGCCGCCAGTCACATGGCACGTGCAAGCCTCTCTGTCCTAAGCAGATAACCCTCCCCAAAAGTGCTACAGGTTTTGTAGCACCCGCTACGCGCTTCGTAGCGCCTTCCCTGTGAGAGCTGCGGAAAGCCGCTCTCTAGGAGGCGCAAATGCGCGCTGGATGGGAGGGCGTACGCGAAGCCCTCGTTCGTTCGTTCGTTGGCCACCCTCGACGCTGAACGGCAGTTCTTGTCGGCCCGACGAGACAAGCAGCCCCTCTCTCAATTCGAGAGCCCGGGCGATCTCGTCTCCTTCCTTTCCTCGACCGACGGCTCCCTCGACGTGAAGGACGAGATCTACGCCGCCCTCGTCGAGGTGGTCCAGGACCGCGGGCGCGACTCCGACCTGGTCCTCTCGATCGCGATGCTGGGGCTCTGGCCCGGTCTTGACGGCGTCTATCGCCGCAACCTCAGGTTCTTCCCTTCGGCGCCCGACGAGCTCGCGTCAGAGGTCTGCGACCTCTTCACCTCGAACGTCGCAAGCGCCGATCTGCGTCGGATCTCCCGTGTCGCCGCCACCCTCGTCCTGAACGTCAATCGCGACCTTCGCCGCCGGCTTCGTCGCTCGTGGGATGAGGCCCGGCGTCGAGCGGCCCTGCCCGACGACGACCTTCTCGACACCGACGAAGTCGTCAGGGGCCCCTGGGCCTCCGACGCGCCGGAAGAGGCGAGCATCAGGGCTGTCCGGGAGTGGCTCGACGCGGTCGTGGGGATCGATCGCGAGCTTCTCGAACGCGTCCTCATCCACGGCGAGGACAGGAAGGAGGCCGGCGCGGCCCTCGGCTTGAGCCACGCCGCCGCGAGGAAGCGCTACGAGCGCGCGATCGCCCGCCTGTCCCACTCGCACCTCGGAGGTGGCGTTCCTCTGGTGAAGGGGGTGAGGCGGTGATGAACGAGACGCCGACCGAACTGGACCGATTCGTCAGGCTCCCCGGCCTTCTCCGGCGCTGGGAGATCGAGCGGGTGCTCGGCACGGGAGCCAACTATCACATCGAGGAAGCCGGGATGGCCCGGGACGGAACCCCGCTCTATGCCGTGTACCGCTGCGAGCTGGAACCGGTCGAGGTGCCCGGACCGGCCGACAGCAACGAGACGGCTCCTCAGGCGACGCCAGGGGGCGTCGGAGCATGACCCGGCGTCGCTGGCTGCTCCTCCTGGCCGCCCTCGTCCTCGCCGCGCTCGTCGCCTCGTCGGCAGGGGGTGCCGCGTGAGCGCGATCGCAAGCGAGCCGCCCTCCCCCCGTCCCGACCCCAAGAAGGATCCGTCCCGGAAGCCCCCGACCTTGCCCCCTCGCCCCGACGAGATCCCCGTCGTCCTCAGCGCGCTCCCGCAGTGGATCCGGTGGCGATGGGAGTGGAACGCCGCCCGGAGCTACTGGACCAAGATCCCTGTCTCGGCTCGTTCAGCCCGAAACGCCTCGACGACCGACCGGAAGACCTGGGGGGAGTTCTCCGCCGTCGTCACGCGGCTCCACAGCGACGAGGTCGACGGGATCGGCTTCGTCTTCGCTGCCGCGGATCCTTTCTGCGGCATCGACCTCGACAAGTGCCTCGACCCGGAGACGGGATCGATCACCGACGAGGCGCTCGACCTCATCGCCCTCCTGGACGGCTACGCCGAGCTGAGCGTCACCGGCACCGGCGTCCACGTCATCGTCCGCGCCTCGCTCGAGGACCTCTCCGGCCGGAAGTCGGGCCTCGTTGAGATCTACGACCGGGGCCGCTACTTCACAATGACGGGCCGGCGCCTCAACGCGCGGGGGGAGCTCCTGTGATCCCCGAACGGCAGGCGGCCGTCAACGAGCTCCTCCGGCGGTGCTTCCCCGCGCGAGGCCGACCCGAACCCCCTCCCGCCCCCGGCCACAGCCCCACCCCTTCCGACCTGATCGCCCGGGCCTCCCGCGCCAAGAACGGCGCCCGGTTCTCCCGCCTCTTCGCCGGCAGGTGGGAGGGCGACCACGGGAGCCAGAGCGAGGCGGACCTCGCCCTCTGCTCGATGCTCGCCTTCTGGACCGGGAAGGACCCAGACCAGATCGACGCGTTCTTCCGGCAGTCCGGCCTGTTCCGCAGGAAGTGGGACGAGCGCCACTACGGCGACGGTCGGACGTACGGCGAGGAGACGATCGCGAAGGCGGTCGCCGGCTGCACGCAGACCTACCGATCTCGCCCTCAAGGAAACCCCGACCATCAGGAACCCGACGACGGCCTCCCCGAGATCCGGCTGGAGGGGGGCGAGCTCACCGAGATCGTCGACGCCGCCGAGCGAGCGCTGCTGGCTGCCGCCGGACACGAGATCTTCCAGCGAGGCGGGCTCCTTGTGCGCCTGACCCGGGCTCAGTCGGAGTCAGCACGGCGCAGGCTCAAGCGCTCATCCGGCTCGCTCGTCATCAGGCCTATCGAGGTCCCCCACCTCGTCGAGCGCCTCACCGCGGTCGCCCACTGGATGAAGTTCAACGCGAAGACGAAAGAGTGGTCCGAGATCGACTGCCCCGATCGGGTGGCGAAGACCTTCGAAGCGCGGGGGAAGTGGACGCTCAAGTCCCTCGCCGGGACCATCGAAGCCCCCACCCTTCGACCCGACGGCTCGGTTCTGGCGACACCCGGGTACGACGAGGTGACGGGCCTCTACTACGACCCGGGCGACATCTCCTTCCCGGCGATCAAGACGACACCGACCAGGGAGGACGCACTCGAGGCGCTGCAGGTATTCAGGGACCTGCTCTCGGGCTTCCCCTTCGTCGACCAGGATCCCGATCGTCCCGGATCCGACTTCGCTGTCGCTGTCTCGGCGATCCTGACCGCCCTCGTCCGAAAGTCGATCAAGAGCGCTCCGCTCCATGCCTTCCGCGCACCGAAGATGGGTAGCGGCAAGAGCCTCCTGGCCGACGTCGTCGGGATGACTGCGTCGGGTCGCCCCTGCGCAGTCATGTCGCTCGGCGAGGACGCGAACGAGGAGCGGAAACGGTGGCTGTCAGTTCTCCTGGAGGGGGACCCCGTCGTCTGCATCGACAACATCGAGAAGCCTCTGGGGGGCTCGACCCTCTGCTCGATCCTCACCCAGGAGACCTACAAGGACCGGATCCTCGGAATGAGCCGGACCGTGACGGTTTCTACCGCGGTGACGCTCCTGTGTACCGGCAACAACCTGGTCTTCGACGGCGACCTGACGACACGGGTCATCCCCTGCGACCTCGATCCTGGCGTCGAACGTCCCGAGGAGCGGAGCTTTGCCGTCAACCTCTACCAGTACGTTCCCGATCACCGTGCCGAGCTAGTTGTCGCCGGCCTGACCATCCTCCGGGCCTACGTGGTCGCCGGGAGGCCGCGCCAGGAGATCCCCACCTTCGGGCGATTCGAGGAGTGGAGCGACCTCGTCCGCTCCGCACTCGTCTGGCTCGGGACTGCGGACCCGTGCGCCGGGCGGTCACGGATCGAGGAGCAGGACCCCACCCGGCAGCGACTCGGGCAACTCCTGATCGCCTGGAAGGAGGCGCTTCCGAGTCGACCCGCCACCGTAGCGCAGGCGATCTCCTTCACAGAAGACAGCGTCGACCACGAACCCGTCGATCGGATCGGCCTCTCCGGGAGGCTCCGAGAGGCGCTCCTGGCAGTGGCCGGAGACCGGTCCGGTCACATCAATCCCCGCTACCTCGGCAACTACCTCTCGAAGCACGTGAAGCGCATCGAGGGAGGCCTCCGTTTCGAGCGGGGCGACGACCGACACAAGGTTGCGACCTGGGTCGTGGCCGAGGCCGGGGACCGGGGGGTTCAGAGGGTTTCGAGGGTGGTTTCCTACGCACGCGAGACGGATTCCGGTCCCTCTATGGGGATTCTCTCTGGGGTGGTAGGGGACACACCCCCCATACCCTCCGAACCCCCAGCCTGCTTCGCCTGTGGTGGTACCGATCGGTGGGTCGGTGCGTCCGGCCAGCACATCTGCCGTCGCTGCCATCCCCCCGTGAACGAGGTGCTCTCATGAAGATCCGCGACCGCATCGTCGAGCTCCGCCGTGTCCCTGCCCGGGACCTCCTCCCCGACCCGCGCAACTGGAGGACCCACCCCAAGGCCCAGCGCGAAGCCCTCCAGGGCCTCCTCTCGGAGATCGGCTACGCCGACGCACTCCTGGCTCGGGAGACCCCCAAGGGTCTGATGCTCATCGACGGCCACCTCCGGGCCGAGACGACCCCGGACACCGAGGTCCCGGTCCTGGTCCTCGACGTCGACGAGAAGGAGGCGGCCAAGCTCCTCGCCTCCCTCGATCCCCTCGCCGCCATGGCTGGCGCCGACGACGAGCACCTCGCCGAGATCCTCCGGAGCGTCGAGACCTCCTCGGACGCCGTCAAGGCAATGCTCGCCAGGCTCGCCAAGGGCGCCGGCATCGACCTTTCCGGCCCCGAGTCCGACGTCGACGCCGAGCCCCAGATCGGGCGCGCCGACGAGCTCCGGAAGAGCTGGGGTACCGAGCTGGGCCAGCTGTGGATCCTCGGCGACCACCGGCTCCTCTGTGGTGACTCGACCAGTGCCGCCGACGTCCAGCGCCTCATGAACGGTGAGCGCGCCGTCCTCTTCGCGACCGACCCGCCTTACCTCGTCGACTACGACGGCACAAACCACCCCGGCACGAAGGTCTCGAAGAACCGCGAGAGCCTCAACAAGGACTGGTCGGGCACGTACCGCGACTTCGATCGCGCCGAACAAGGCGACGGCCTCTACAACGGCTACATCTCCGCTGCCGTCGAGCACGCGATCCGTCCCGACGCCGCCTGGTACTGCTGGCACGCCTCTCGGCGGCAGGCCATGGTTGAGGCCGCCTGGGAGCGCCACGGCGCCTTCGTCCACCAGCAGATCATCTGGGCCAAGGAGCGCCCCGTCCTCACGCGCTCCTGGTACCTCTGGCAGCACGAGCCGTGCTTCTTCGGGTGGGTCAAGGGCAAGAAGCCCCCGCGGGTCGCCGCCGCCTCGCCCCTCGCTAGCGTCTGGACCCTCGAGTCCGTGTCCCGCGCCGAGGACATCGACCATCCCACTCCGAAACCCGTCGAGTGCTTCGCGATCCCGATGCGGCAGCACACCGAACCGGGCGACCTCTGCTACGAGCCCTTCTGCGGATCCGGAAGCCAGGTCATCGCCGCCGAGCAGACGGGCCGGCGTTGCTTCGCGATGGAGCTCGCCCCGGAGTTCGTGGCCGTCACCCTCCAGCGGTTCCTCGACGCCACGGGGAAGAAGCCCGTCCTCGCGGAAGAGGTGGCGGCGTGAGGGCCCCCGTCGCCGGGTCAGCCCCTCTGGCCCAGCAGCTCGGCGACCCCCTCGCGGTAGCGGGTCATGTCGCCCACGTGGCCCCAGTGGAGGGTCTGGCCCGTCTCGGTCGCCCGCGCTGTGGCGCTCGTCCGGTGCTCCTCGACCTGGGCCCGAAGCTGGTCCAGGAGGGCGAGGACTTCGTTGTAAGTGGCGTCGTAGGCGGTGGGGGCTGTCTGCGTGCTGGCCATGACACACGTATGCGGCGGGGTGCGCCCCATAGCAAGGCGATTCGACTCTCAGAGAGCGGGGCTCCCTGATGGGACGTCCTTCCCTTCTCACTCCGGAGCGCCACAAGGCGATCGTCGCGGCCATTCGTGCCGGCGCCTACGACTGGGTCGCTGCTCAGGCGAACGGCATCGACCCGGCCACCTTCCGGAACTGGATGCTCGCGGGGAGGAAGGCGAAGAGGGGGCCTTATCTCGCGTTCCTCCGAGACGTTTTGTCGGCGAGGGCACAGGCGCGCCTCTCTGCCGAGATCGAGGTCCGGAAGGACCTTCCCTTCAACTGGCTCCGCTTCGGCCCCGGACGCGAACGCGACGACGAGCCCGGCTGGACCGAATCCCGCGAGGTCAAGCACTCCGGCGCCGTCGACGTCCTCCACTCCACCGAGTGGGGCCGGCTCGCAGAGGTCATCGACGGCGCCCTCCTGCCCTACCCCGAGGCCCGCCTCGCCGTCGCCAACGCGCTCCGTGGCCTCGACAGCCCCGATCCGAACCCCCGGCTCCTCGGGGAGGGGGAGCCCCTGGACGTCGCCGCACGGCCCAACGTGGCGCCCGACGAGGGCAATCCTTGAAGCCCCGCCGGAACGAGCAGCCCCTCGGCCTCCGGCTGGCCCGGGACCTCCAGATGCGCCTCGACCCGGCGGCCGTGATGCGTTGCGCGGGGATGGACCCGGACCCCTGGCAGGAGAGCCTCCTCCGGAGCCGGGCCGACCGGATGCTCCTCCTCTGCGCCCGGCAGACGGGGAAGTCGACTGTCACCGGGGCCATCGCCTACCACGAGGTCTCTTACAACCCCGGGTCCCTGGTCCTTCTGCTGTCCCCGTCCCTGAGGCAGAGCCAGGAGCTCTTCAGGAAGGTGGCCGATTTCCGCAACCGCCTCGGCGACGCCGTGCCGGTCAAGGACGAGTCCGCCTTGCGGGTGGAGTGGCAGAACGGCTCGAGGATCGTGGCGCTCCCTGGCACCGAGGAGACCGTGAGGGGCTTCTCCGGCGTCCGGCTCCTGATCGTGGATGAGGCGGCGAGGGTCGCCGATTCCCTGTACTTCGCGATCCGCCCGATGCTCGCGGTCTCCGGCGGGCGCCTGATCTGCCTGACGACGCCGTTCGGCAAGAGGGGGTTCTTCCACGAGGAGTGGGCTGGCCCGAACGCCTGGGAGCGGGTCCGGATCACGGCGCGGGAGTGCCCTCGGATCTCCCCGGCGTTCCTCGAAGAGGAGCGCAATTCCCTGGGCGACTGGTGGTACCGGCAGGAGTACGAGTGCGACTTCGCCGACACGAGCGATCAGTACTTCCGGACGGAGGACATCCTCCGGGCCTTCAGTGACGACGTCCAGCCGCTCTTCCCTGAGATCGACCTGACCTGCCCGGCTCCCGCCCTCCTGCCGGAGGCGCCATGACGAGATACACGGTCGGGATCGACCTCGGGCAGGCGTTCGACTACACGGCCTTCGCGATCCTGGAGGAGAAGAAGCTCCGGCACTACGACCTGCGGCACGTGGAGCGCCACAGGAAAGTCCCCTACACGGTTCTGGTGGAGAGGACTCGGGAGCTCGTGTCGCGGCTGAAGGGAACCGTCTCGCTCGCCGTTGACGCCACCGGCGTGGGGAGGCCCGTGGTCGACATGCTGGAAGAGGCGCGAATCGGAGCGACCCTCTACGCGCTGACGCTGACGGGAGGCGACAGCGTGCAGAGGGAGGGGCATCGGATCCGGGTGCCGAAGAGGGATGTCGTTTCCTCGGTGGCGTGCCTTCTCCAGACGGGGCGACTCCGGATCCCCCGGAGCCTCCCGGGGTCGGATGTCTTGGAGAGGGAGCTGGTGCGCTTCCGGGCCAAGATCACGCTCTCGGGGCACGACACGTACGAGGCGTGGCGCGAGGCAGACCACGACGATCTGGTCCTGGCCGTGGCTCTCGGCTGCTGGCTGAACGAGAAGGGGCGGGACGGGTGGCTGCTCTATATCCAGGAGGAGCTGGACCGTCGCGCCGAGGATCTCCGATGAACATCGTGTCGGTGGATCTGGGGATGGGGCCTGATCCGACTTCTCTCGTGGTGATCGAGGGGAAGACGTGGGAGTACGTGGAGACGCGGGAGATCGAGACGGAGGAGACGATCTGCTGGCAGCCGATCTTCCGGACTCCCGATGGGAAGGAGGAAGAGAGCTGCCCTCTCCCGGACTTCCACTTGCGGCACGTGGAGCGGATGCCGCCGGGGACCGGGTACTCGCAGGTGGTCGCGAGGGTGAAGGCGATTCACGACGGGTTGCGGCGGCCGACCCTCGCAATCGACGCGACGGGGGTCGGGAAGGCCGCCGTAGAGCTCTTCCGCAAGGCGGGGATGTCGCCCCAGGTCGTGACGATCACTGCGGGCGACGAGGCGGTCGAGGAGCGGTCTTGCTTCCGGGTGCCGAAGCGGGACGTGATCTCGACCGCCCAGGTGATGCTCCAGTCGGGGCGACTGAAGATCGCGAGGGACCTCCCGAACGCGACGCTCCTTCTCCGAGAGCTTCAGGGCTTCCGGATGAACGTCGACCTGAAGAGGCCGAGCGACTCCCTGGCGTGGCGCGAAGGAGCCAACGACGACCTGGTGCTGGCGCTCTGCGTGGGGCTGTGGGCCGGCGAGCGGGATCCTGGAATCCCCGGGGCGATCCTCGTGGGTAAGTCGGAGTGCGGGTGGCCGGAGTGACGCGGGACCGCAAGGACGGCTCGACGTGAACATCGTCTCCGTCGATCTGGGGATGGGCCCCGACCCGACGTCGCTCGTTGTGCTGGAGGCGAAGACGTGGGAGTACCTCGAGACGCGCCGGATCGAGGACACCCGGATCACGACGTGGCAGCCGGTCTTCCGCGGGCCCGACGGGAGGGAGTCGTACCACTGCCCGCCTCCGGTCTTCCTGCTGCGGCACCTGGAGAG